CCTAGTGCAACGGGTGGCGGACAAAATGTTATTGATAGTGCATACAATCCATTATCAATTAACGAAGACTACTTCTTTCCACAGACTGCTGAAGGGCGTGGCTCTAAGGTTGAAACATTACCAGGTGGTACTAACTTAGGTGAGATTGATGATCTTAAATACTTTACTAATAAACTTGTTAGAGGTTTACGTATTCCAAGTTCATACTTACCAACAGGACCAGACGATGGAGCAACACAGTTTCAAGATGGTAGAGTAGGTACTGCATACATTCAAGAACTAAGATTTAATACATATTGTGAAAGATTACAAAACCTAGTTATAGAACAGTTTAGCCAAGAGTTTAAACGTTACTTGCTAGAAAAAGGTATCAACATTGATACTGCTATGTTTGATTTAAGATTCCAACCACCACAAAACTTTGCAAGTTACAGACAAAGTGAAATTGATAATGCAAGAGTACCAACTTATACACAAATGAGTGCTATACCTTACATTAGTAATAGATTTGCACTTAAACGTTTCTTAGGAATGACAGAAGAGGAACTTGCAGAAAACGAAAGACTATGGCGTGAAGAGAATGATGAAAATATTACTCCAGTGCCAACAGATTCAGCAGGTGAGTTAAGAGGAGCAGGAATTTCAAGTGCAGGTATGTCAGCAGACATGGCCGGTGACGGAGCAGGAGAAGATGTTGCGGCAGGAGATGAGCCTGCACCAGTAGACGGAGGAACAGCACCTCCAGTAGATACAACAACGGGCGGAGGAGCACCTGGCGGCGGAACAACACCACCTCCAGCATAAATACTAGCATGATACTACGTGAACTATTTTATTTTGATAAAGAAACTTTGGAGCCTACTGAAAATAAAGGTTACGATCCAAGTTATGACGATTCTATTGTCTCAAAAGATGATACACGTAAAACAAGATTAACTCTACGCCAAATTAACAAAATTCGTAAAGCATCTGAACTACATAAAGAAGAGCAACAAAAAGAATTGCACTTTGTTCGTCAGATGTACGGTTTAGCCGCTAACGCCGAAGAAGCAGTTTAAATTTTACGAGGAAGTTAAATGTCCACAGCCTTTATAATAGGTAATGGAAAATCAAGAAACCCAATCCCATTAGAAGCATTAAAGCCACACGGTAAGATATATGCCTGTAATGCTGTGTATAGACACTTTGAACCAGACTATCTGGTAGCTGTTGATACTAAGATGATACAAGAGATCAATAGACATAAGTGGCAATACAACAACGAAGTATGGACTAATCCTAATAAGATATACAAGGAAATGAATCTTTTTAACTTCTTTGACGAGCCATTGGGTTGGAGTAGTGGACCTACAGCATTATGGTTAGCCACATACGGAGATCCTAAAAACCCACAAGCACATCAGAATGATACTATGTATTTGCTAGGGTTTGACTTCATGGGCACTGATGCAGAAAACGTAAAGGGTGAAGGCGGATCACTTAATAACATATACGCAGACACAGAAAATTATAAAAAATCTAATGACCCTGCTACATACCACGGTAATTGGGCCAGACAGGTTGGTATCGTTTGTCAGAAAAATCCTCAAAAGAGATATATAAGAGTAGTACAGAACAAAGAGGATTACTGTCCGGACAATTTAGTGCAATTAGTGAACTTTTCACACATGACAACGGCAGAATTCACAGAAAACTTTAAGATTTTACAATCTTAATGTAAAACCGGCGCATTTAAGCCTATATCTACGTACTTTTCTTCAAAATCCATAAATACAATTGACAGCCTTACCATATCTAAACAATAGGAGAGAAAAATGGCAAACCAATCTAAATTTGAAGCGATGCTTGAAAAGTTAATCGCAGAAGACAAAGCGGGAGCTGAAGAGCTATTTCACGAAATAGTTGTTGAGAAATCTCGTTCAATATACGAAGACTTACTTGAGACTGATACAGCAGAAGTTGAAGTGGATGAAGCCGCTAAAGACGATGCTAAAGACGAAAAAGTAGAAGAAAAAGAAGAAGCTAAAGACGAAGACAAAGTTGAAGAAGCATCAAAAGAAGACGATGCAGAAGACAAAGTTGAAGAAAAAGCTGACGCTGACAAAGACGAAGACGTTAAAGAAGCTACTGACGAAGACGAAAAAACTGACGAAGCTACTGAAGAAAAAGACGTTGAAGAAAACTTTGCAGACCAAATTACACCAGAAGGTGATGATGAAATGGGTGGCGATGCCGCTGATGACATGATTGCTGACATCGAAGATGATGGCGAAGGTGAAGAAGATAAAGGCGACGACGAAGACTTAGAAGACAGAGTTGTTGACCTAGAAGATGCTCTTGATGATCTTAAAGCTGAATTTGACGGAATGATGTCCGACAAAGACGGTGACGAAGACAAAGGCGAAGATGACATGGAAATGGACATGGACGCTGGAGACGACGAAGGTGATGAAGAGAAGGAAGACGAAGCAGTAGTAATTGCTCCGGAATCCGACCTTGAGCAACCAGTTGCGTTTGAAAATGCTGAAAAACCAGTACAATCAAGTGCAGAGCTAATGAGAGAGTACGTTTCAAAAGTAGCACCTAAAATGGGTGATGCTGGAACAGACGGTACTAAATCACCAGTAGCTGGTAAAAACGACATGGGCGGAGAAGCTAGTAACATCGCACAAGGTGGCGAAGAAACTGGTGGAAAAGCACAGGCTCCAAAAGAAGATTCAGCTGGTAACGTAAACGTTCCAGGTGGAAAAGCAAGTAAGAGTATGTCGAAAGACTCAAAAGGCCACGGCGCAGAGAAAAAAGGCGCAGGCGAAAGTGGAGCAGATAGTAAATCTACTATCGGTTCCTAATAGTTGTTGTTAAGGAGAACTAGGTGATAAACTTAAGAGAGAATTTGACATTCGACCAAGCTAAAATGGTCATTGAGACTACTGAAAACGACAAGGGTGGAAAGGACCTTTTTTTAAAGGGAATTTGTATCCAAGGCGGAGTAAAAAACGCTAACCAGCGAGTTTACCCTGTTACCGAGATAGGTAGAGCTGTCAACACTCTTAACGATCAGATTACGGGAGGATATTCAGTTCTCGGCGAAGTTGATCATCCAGAAGGACTTAACATAAACTTAGACCGAGTTTCGCACATGATTACAGAAATGTGGATGGACGGACCAAACGGTTACGGGAAACTTAAAGTATTACCTACGCCAATGGGACAACTAGTTAAAACAATGCTGGAAAGCGGAGTTAAACTAGGTGTTTCATCGCGTGGTAGCGGAAACGTCATGGAAGATGGTTCCGGACAAGTAAGCGATTATGAGATTATAACAGTCGATGTAGTTGCTCAACCCAGTGCTCCAGGTGCCTACCCGACACCAATATACGAGCATTTATTAAATGCCCGTGGGGGGTACAAGGCACTAGAATTAGCACGAGAAGTTCGAGGCGACAACAAGGCACAAAAGTATTTGAAGGAATCTTTGGTTAATATAATCAAAGGCCTCCAGTAATAAGGAGAAAAATATGTTGGAAGCACTGAAATCACTTTTTGAAAACAACGCAATTTCAGAAGAAATCAGAGCAGACATCCAAGAAGCATGGGACAAGCAAGTAAGTGAAAACAAACTGGCTGTCACTGCGGAACTTCGTGAAGAGTTCGCTAGTAAATACGAACATGATAAAGCTACTATGGTTGAAGCAATTGATACAATGGTAACTGAAAAACTTCAAGAAGAAATTTCCGAATTTGCTGAAGATAGAAAACAATTAGCAGAAGCTAGAGCCAAGTATGCTGTAGCTATGCGTGAAAACGCAGGTTTGTTAAAAGGTTTTGTATTTGAACAGCTTAAGAAGGAAGTGGGTGAGTTACATGAAGACCAAAAAACTATGTCAAGTAAATTTGGCAAGTTAGAGGACTTTGTTGTAGAAGCTCTTGCTAAAGAAATTGCAGAGTTCCACGAAGACAAGAAAGATTTAGCTGAAACTAAAGTTAAACTAGTTAGAGAAGCTAAAACACATTTAGCAAAAGTACGTAAGTCTTTTGTTGAGAAAAGTGCAAAAATTGTATCTGAAGGAGTTAGTAAAAAACTTTCAAGTGAAATTACTCAACTTAAAGAAGATATTGATTCAGCACGTAAAAATGATTTTGGTCGCAAAATTTTCGAAACATTTGCAGGCGAGTATGCAAATAGCTACTTAAACGAAAAGTCCGAAACAGCTAAACTATTAAAAGTAGTTAATGTTAAAGACAAAGCAGTTGCAGAAGCTAAAGCAGAAGTCGAAGAAGTTAAGAAAATCGTCGAGAGTAAAGACGCAGAGATTGGAAAAATTTCTGATGCGGCTAAACGTAAAGAAGTAATGCACGAATTAACTGGACCTTTGAGCAAGGACCAGCGTGAGATTATGGTAGACTTACTGGAAAATATACAGACAAGCAAACTGCAAAGTGCGTTTGACAAGTATATTCCGGCGGTAATAGACGGTAAAACTCCAGCGAAGAAGAAGGCTACTCTTACAGAGTCCGAGGCAAAAGAAATCACAGGCAATAAAGAATCTAACGTTAGTAGAGTAAGTCAAGAAGAGAATAATAATATTATTCATATTCAAAAACTTGCTGGATTGAAATAAGGAGAAAACAATGTCAGAACTACTAGAAAGTCGCTGGCAGGATACCAAAACTGCACTTTTAGAAGGCCTAAATGGTAATAAGAAAGCTGTAATGGCAAGTACTCTTGAAAACACACGCAAGTGGTTGAATGAGACTGCTACAGCTGGTTCTACAAGCGCCGGTAATGTTGCAACTCTAAACAGAGTTATCCTACCAGTAATCAGACGTGTCATGCCGACTGTAATAGCCAACGAATTAGTTGGTGTACAGCCTATGACAGGTCCAGTGGGTCAAATCCACACATTAAGAGTACGTTACGCTGATTCGTCAGATGGTAACGAAGTTGGTGAAGAAGCATTATCACCATTTAAGATCGCGGCGGCATACTCAGGTAACGCCACTGATGCAACACCTAAAGGATCTGCTACAGCGGCTCTAGAAGGTCAAGCTGGAAAGAGAATGTCTATCCAGATCTTAAAGCAAACTGTCGAAGCAAAAACTAGAAAGCTATCAGCTAGATGGACTTTTGAAGCGGCACAAGATGCTCAAGCACAGCAAGGCATCGATATTGAAGCAGAAATTATGGCGGCATTAGCCCAAGAAATTACTGCTGAGATCGATCAAGAAGTATTAGCTTCTTTGAGAGCTTTAGCTGGTACGCAAAACCAACAAGCATACGACCAGAACGCTGTAAGCGGTACTGCAACATTCGTAGGTGATGAACACGCGGCTTTGGCTGTGATGATCAACCGTGTTGCTAACAATATCGCACAGAGAACTAGACGTGGTGCTGGTAACTATGCTGTGGTTTCACCACACGCATTAACTATCCTACAAAGTGCAACAACTTCAGCGTTCGCAAGAACAACTGAAGGTGCATTTGAGGCTCCTACAAATACTAAAATGGTTGGAACATTGAATTCAGCTATGAAAGTATATGTAGATTCATATGCCACTGATGCAACTGCAATTCTTGTAGGTTACAAAGGTTCAAGTGAATCAGACGCACCTGCGTTCTACTGCCCTTACATTCCTTTAATGTCAAGTGGCGTAGTACTAGATCCGTCTAGCTTTGAGCCAGTAGTTAGCTTTATGACAAGATACGGTTATGTTGAGTTAAACAACACAGCATCATCTCTTGGTAATGCGGCAGACTACTTAGGTACAGTTACTATTGCGAACGTAACATTTAGCTAATCCATAGGGTTAGTTACTTAATGTAACAAAGTATTAGATAGGCCCTTCGGGGCCTATCTTTTTTTATGGCTAAATATTATTACATTAAAATCGTTCATCCTAATCTAGGACGGAAGTAGCATAATGCGAAGGAACGCACTCAAACTTTAACAGGGGAGGGTGTTATGAACAGATTCGATCATTTACATAAACAGTACCGTGAGAAGAAAATGAAAGAACGCAAAGAGCGTCTTTTAGCTTCATCTAGAAATACCATTGATACTAATGGTGGCGGAACTTCTGGATATCGTTTCAAACAAGGTCCAAATACGGATCGTGTTGCCGGACATATATCGGTTAATCATCAAAATAGACAAATATAACTATTTTGGTAAACCTTTTTGCATTTTCTGGTTGCTTTTTGTAACTAGAGGTGCTATATTAGTAACATAAGCATTAGTAGAGTAATTAACTACTAATTATAGTGCAAGGAAGAGGCTCCTACCAAAAGAGTCGAACTTGACGGTCCAGGGGTGGTACCCAGGGTTTGTAGTAGAAATACGCAGGCTCACATCGCACTAACCCGCGGGGATCGGTTGTACGGTTTAGAAATGGTATTTCGGTCCGTGCTTGTAGGTGTACCCAAGTCCTACCTATTTTGCTTATACTTTCTTTCCCCATTCCCAAAACTTTGATAAATACTTGTGTCTATAGAGCGAGTCGCCATACAGCGGCGGACTTATGCGGAATACCATCCGCGTAGACCTAGAACGTCAAAGGAGAAACAAAATGGGAAGACCAATTAATAAAAAACACATTGGTGATGGAGCAGGTAAAATCCAAGTAACTGCGGTTAAATTCGCGGCAGGTGGAGAAATTACTACTGAGTCACACATTGTGAATCAAAGATCAGCAAATAAATTTACTGTTACAGACGGAAGTAAAACTGAAGTATGTACACTTGTTAACAAGTCAATCGGTGGTTTAGGTGCTAGTGAATTTTGTATCAACGTTACAGACAGTGATGGTGTTACAAAACAAGTAACTAAAATGTTCAACAGAAAAATGCAACTTGAAGGAGCAACTAGACATAAATGGGCTAGAAACTCTGCAGGTGCATCTACGGCAGTTGAGAAAGTTATTTCAGGTGCTACAGCGGCAGATCCAGTTGTTATTACAGCAACAGGACACGGCTTCAGCAACGGAGATAAAGTATCTATCCGTGGCGTAGTTGGAATGGTTGAGCTTAACACTGAAACTGCATATACAGTGGCAAACAAAGCAACTAACACATTTGAATTATCAGGTGTTGACGGTAGTGGCTTTACTGCATACGGTAGTGCTGGAGTGGCAACTAAAGCGGCGGCTGAAGCTGGCGGCATTGTTGTTGACGCACAGGCATCGTAATTGAATTAATGTTGTGGGGACTTGTTCCCCACAATAGTTCAAGGAAAACACAATGGCAAAAAATTTAGTAGTAGACGGAGATTACAGAATCAAGACAGGAGATGCAGGAACCATCTTCCTTGATACTGGTACTCAGATAGGTCAAGTTTATATGACCGGTAACCTTGTCGTTAAAGGTACTACAACTCAAGTTGATGCAACAGATTTAAATTTAAAAGATAACATCATTCAAGTTAACGCAGGAGAACAGGGTGCAGGTGTAACACTTGGTACTGCTGGTATCCAGGTTGACAGAGGTAGTTTAGTTGATACACAAATTGTTTTTGATGAAAGTGTAACATGGAATGATCCTGTTACCAACACAGTAAAAACAGGTGGATTTAAACTAAGAGATACCAATGGTAGTAACATTGGATTAGAAGTTAGAAGTATTGCAACAGGAGGTGGAGACTTATTTTTAATTAACACTGGAACAGGTGTTATTAGTGTAAGTGGAACTAACCAATACGAAAATCAAATTACTGATGACGATGACATACCAAATAAAAAATATGTTGACGTGCAAATTGCGGCACAGGTTGCCGCGGCAGACTTCCAAAAGATTAGAGATGGAAGTTCAAGTTTTACACAGGTAGTTGTAGCTGACTTTGAAACTACAAGTAATCCAAGTGTAGCGGCAATTACAGTTGATGGAAATAATCACGTAAACTTTTACGATAACAGAAGTGAACTACATGACCTAAGAATTACAGGTTCAAAAATTGAAACTACTGTAAGTAGTGCAGATCTTGTTTTATCAGCACCAGGTACAGGTTCAGTAGTTATTGACGATCAACTACAAATTTTAACAACACCTAGTCCAGATGACGCTGGTGTAGATCCTGCACAACCAACAGATGGTTTAAAGATTTATGCAAAGAGTCAAGGTGTAGGTAAAACAGGCTTATATTATGTAAATAGTAGTAATGTAAGAGACGAACTAATTAGTAAAAATAGATCATTGCTTTTAAGCATGATCTTTTAAGGATAGAAAATGGCAATAGCACAAGCGGCAATAGGAAACACAGATACAGTAGTACTAACGGTACCTGCAAGTACATCTTATGCAATTACAACTGTTATGGTTTGTAACCATGCAGGTTTCAATTCCGGCGGAACTAATGATACATCATTTGATTTACACTTTGTAAAAAGTGGACAAGCAAAGTCCAACACTAACATGGTAGTAAAAGAAATGCCAGTACCAGGTGGAGAAACATTTACATTTGATACTGAAAAAGTAGTGTTAGAAGCTGGTGATAAAGTAACTGTATTATCACAAGCACCGTTGAACTTGAGTATAACTGTAAGTTACTTAGAGGTATAATAGATGAGATATCTAAGAAGACAATCAACTAATGCTCGTGGGATCTATGGAAACAAAGATATCCGCAGAGATATCAACGGACAAGTTGTCTTAGATAGTACGGATATGATGTTAGTTCCTACAGGAACAACAGCACAAAAACTTACTAGTCCTGTAAACGGCCATATGAGATATAACACAACAACTAATG